TTCAAACACTTACCCGACGAGACTATTGAAAAGATGGCACATAAGGTTGTTGATAAATGGAACAACCCTGTAACTAAAACTGTCGCTAAGAAAAAACCAGGTAAAGTATCTGATTTAACGAAAAAGTACAAGAAAGATAAAGTTGACATGGCGGATGATGAATTTGAAAAATTCTATGGTTTTCCTAAGCATGGTATTAACGAACATCGAATGGTATGGAAAAGTACCAAGAAAGGACCTAAGTTAGCATGGCGTTGTACTTCTGGATTTAGAGCAAACCGTACAGTCCCTGATGCTAGAGATTGTGGCAAGCCATTAGACTTTGCACAATCACAACGTATGAAAGTTACGCGCAGACGCACAAGTAAAGCACAAGCACGCAAAGCCAAAAAAACTAAAAAGGTAAATCCTATTTCTAAGTTAATTAGAAAACTAAATAAAAAACGTTAAACCTTGTTATAATTCTTTAGGTTATTACTTAAGGAGAACTAACGTGGATTTAATGATTGATATTGAAACTCTGTCGACACATCCAAATGCTATAATTTTAAATATAGGTGCAATTGGGTTTAACCCATTTGATGACGACATTTATACACAACATTCTTTTTATACTAGAATTGATGTAGATTCACAATCATCTCGGCACGAACTAAAAGAAACCATGGATTGGTGGTTAAATCAATCAACATTAGCACAAGAAGAAGCATTTGGTGAAGATAATAGAATGCCATTAAATTTAGCACTTGATGAGTTAGCAATACTCGCACGTAAATGCGGACGTATATGGGCAAATGGAGTTGCGTTCGATATGCCTATTTTAGAAGATGCATACAGAGAACACAACAAATCGTATCCATGGAAGTTTTGGAATATATTGGATAGTAGAACTGTATGTAAACTTAATCCTATAAAGAAGTTAGGAAACAGCCATCATGCGTTGGAAGATTGTGTAAATCAAATAGTGTTACTGCAGGATAGTATTAAACGCTTGGGTATTACAAAAATAGGTTAAAAATCAGCAACTAGATCGCCTTGTGTCCACATATTTGTATGTGATAGTTCTTCCTTGCAGTTCAAACAAACTGTCTTGAGCATTGGGGGATTACTAACAGTAAAAATATCTAATTGTTCGATAAACGTTGCTCTAAACCCACACTTTTCGCATACTTTCTTTTTTAGATAGTTTGGAAATTTATTCTTTCGTTGCTTCCTTCTTTCCTTTGAGCAAGTACTACATACAGAACGATAATGTGTGATTCCATCCTTTTTATAATTTATCGCAACTGGACGTCTGCCACATTTGCATATTTCTCTTGATTTTTGTCCTGCGCTTTTTCTTGGCATAATTAAAGGTACCTTTGTATGTACTGTTTTATTTATTTCATGAAAAAACGGCAAGAAATAAAGTTACAAAGGTATCCAAAGGCACTTTAAAACGTCAAAATATTCGAAAATCAAATAAATAGTTTTAATAATAATTTATAGATTAGGGAGTAACACAATGGCATTAGTTTCACCAGGTGTAGAAGTAACAATAGTTGATGAAAGCGCATATCCTGCGGCATCAACTGCAACAGTACCATACATTTTAATAGCAACAGCTGAAAATAAAATTAATGGAGCAGGCACAGGTTCTGCATCAGGTACTTTAGCAACAGCAGTAGGCAACACATATTTAATTTCAAGTCAGCGTGAATTAGTTAATACGTTTGGTAATCCATTCTTTTATAAGACGTCGGGTGGAACACCAATTCATGGTTATGAATTAAATGAATACGGTCTTCAAACTGCATATTCAGTTCTCGGAGCAAGTAACAGAGCATACGTTCAACGTGCTAATATTGATTTAGCACAATTGGCACCAACTACTGTACGACCAGCAGGAAGCCCAACCAATGGCACATATTGGCTAGATACAGCAGAAACCCAATGGGGCATCTTTGAATGGAATTCAACAACAGAAGCATTTACAAATAAAGTACCAACAGTTATTACTTCAACTGCTGATTTGGTAGGAGCTGTGGCAAGTGGTGCTCCACTAACAAGTATTGGTGCAATAGGCGATTACGCAGTAGTTGCAATTAGCGCGAGTTCTCCGGTATATTACAAAAACCGTAATAATGTATGGGTTCAAGTTGGCGACAATAGTAATACAGCAAACACAGCAGATTTAGATTGGTATGATAGTCACTCATGTGTGACAAGTGCTGTCGAAAGCACGTTGACTATTGTTAACGGAAATACTATCGTTATCAACGGCACAACTTGTACAACAGCGGGTACTACATTAGCACACGTTGTTACAGCAATTAATGGCGCATCTATTACAGGTGTTACAGCACAAGTAGTTAGTAACAAACTAGAAATTTATGCTAGTCCCGATGCTTCTACTACTTCAGTAACCGCAGGGGCATTTATTATTGGTAGAGAATATGCAGTTGCCACAATAGGCACAACAGACTTTACATTAATTGGTGCTAATAGTAATACAGTAGGAGAAACATTCATTGCTACTGGCGTTGGTGTTGGAACAGGCACAACTAAAGACCGAGTTATGATTATTACTGATAACACTGGTGCTAGTATGGGCGGAACACACCCTACATTAGGATTTAGACAAAGTTCACATACGCAAAATCCATCTTGGAGATCAACAGACTTTACCAGTGCAACAGTTGGACGCCCAAGTGGTTCAGTCTGGATTAAAACAACCAATGTTAATTTAGGTGCTAATATTGCAGTTAAAAAATACAGTACAGCAACAGCGGCATGGACTGCACAATCAACTCCGTTATATGAAGATGACGCAACAGCAAATAAAACATTAGATGCAACAGCAGGCGGTAGTACAATTACTGCAGGTTCTACATACGCGACATATGATGTAAGTGATACTGATACAGCAACAAGTAAAGTAATGGTTCGTAGCGGAACAGGTGCTACTGAAATTACAGGTTCATTAGCCACACCAACATTCGTTATTGGTGAAACATTTACCGTTAGTGCTAGTGACAAAGGTTCAAATAATATGACAACTCCTGTTACTGTTACAATGACAGGTACAACAGCAACAACATTTGTTTCTGATTTATCAGCAATTGCTCCTAGCAACGTAACAGTAGCAGTTCTTACAACAGGTGCAATTAAAATCACACATACACAAGGTGGCGTAATTGAACTCAAGGACACAAGTGGCACACCAGTTACAGATGCAGGCATTACATCAACATTGGATAATGTACGTATAGGCAATGATAGCAATTTAGTTCTTAGTAATTGGGAAGTTCTGGCAACAAAGACAGGATTTAGTGCTAGTAGCGTTGCTCCTGGCTTAGATCCAACAGAAGGTACTAAGTGGTATTTTAGTGCAATTAATGAATACGACTTAATGATTCATGATGGCGCTGGATGGAAGGGATATCAAAATGTAACAAATGATGTTCGTGGTTATGATTTATCAGCAACTAGTCCGGATGGTCCAATTGTATCAGTAACCGCACCAACACAACAAAGTGACGACACTGCGTTAGTGCATGGTGATATTTGGATTGACACAAGTGATTTAGAGAACTTTCCATTAATTCATAGGTGGCAGACAGTTAGTAGTGTAGCACAATGGGTCGCATTAGATACAGCAGACCAATCAACTGAAAATGGCGTTTTATTTGCAGATGCTCGTTGGGCAGAAAATGGCACTACTGATCCAATTAGTGACGAGATAACTACAATCAAAACATTACTTACAAGTGATTACTTGGATTTAGATGCACCTGCAAGTAGTTTGTATCCAACGGGTACAATACTTTGGAATACACGCCGTAGTGGATACACAGTCAAAGAGTTCAAATTAAATTACTTTAATGCTAGTGCCTTCACGGGTGCTTTGCCAACTGAGAAGAATGCATGGGTTAATGCTTCTGGGCTTAAAGATAACGGCGAAGCAAACATGGGCAGATTAGCACAGCGTTCTATTGTTGTTAGTGCATTGAAATCGGCAATCACTACAAATACAGATATTCGCGAAGAGCAACGTGTGTTTAACTTAATGGCGGCTCCTGGTTACCCAGAATTGATGATTAACATGGTAGCATTAAATAACGAACGCAACAACACAGCGTTTATTGTTGGTGATACGCCATTAAGATTACAAGAAACAGGAACAGATCTTATTAATTGGGCAACTAATAATAGTGGTACTGGTTTAGCGACAGGTGATGGTCTTAACACAAATGACAACTATCTGGGTGTGTTTTACCCAAGTGGTAAAACAACTGATTTAAGTGGTACTGCAATTGTCGTTCCACCAAGTCATGCAATGCTTAGAACAATTATTAGAAGTGATGACCAATCATATCCTTGGTTAGCACCAGCAGGTACAAGACGTGGTAACATTGATAATATTAGTGCTATTGGTTATTTAGATTCCGAAGGTGAATTTTCACAAACAGCAGTAAGACAAGGTTCAAGAGATACATTGTATGAAAATAATGTTAATCCATTAACTTTCATCCCTGGAACAGGGCTTGTTAATTATGGCAACAAAACAACTAAGTCAGGATCAGCAATGGATAGAATTAATGTAGCACGTTTAGTTGCTTACATTAGAAGCCAAGTTGATTCAGTCGCTAAACAATTTTTGTTTGAGCCAAATGATAAATTAACTCGTGATGAGCTTAAAGGTTCTATTGAGAAGATTATGAATGACCTTATCGCTAAGCGTGGTTTATATGATTACTTGGTAGTGTGTGATGAGTCTAACAACACTCCTGGAAGAATTGACAGAAGTGAATTATATGTTGATATTGCTATTGAGCCAGTCAAATCAGTTGAGTTTATCTTTATTCCTGTTAGAATTAAAAACACAGGCGATATTGATGCTGGTTTATAATTAAATTTAGCTCAATAAAAAAGCCTGCTATTATGCAGGCTTTTTTAATCTTTTCACAACTTTAATAAGAAGCACACATAATCTTGGAGGATTTACTTAATGTGCTTCTTATTAAAGTTACCTGCATTATACATAAAATAATGGCGTATATTTATTTAAATTTAAAAAAAATCAGTTATGCTAAATAAAAATAACCTTATAATAAAATATTAGGTTTTTTTAACAACATAGGAGGTACTAAAGAGGTTATTATGAGATTTGTTTAACGATCAAAAGGAGGTACTATGAAAAGTAAGTATGATTGGTCAAAAGAAATTTACGGAGCAGAAAGCGACACGGCTATAGTGTGTGTTGTATGCTTTTTTATAATAATGGGTATAGTATCAATAATATTAGGATAACGCAAACATAAGGAAGAATATGTTTTTACTCATAAAAAAAGGCAACTGTAAAAGGTTGCCTTTTTTATTGGTTAATTATATATTACTAGTTAAAGATTTTATATAAGAACGCGGCGGCGATAAGACCTACTAGGCCTTGAGCACCAAGTGATGCAACAATACCAGTAATGGTAGCAATAATATCTCCACCAATAAATGGAATTGCTCCACCGAAAATAACCTGTAATACAATTGCGAACGCAATTAGTGCTACACCTGCTTCTGTGCCGGATTTAATCCAGCCTACGATATCTTTTAACATATAATTTCTCCTTTGTTGTTAAAATTAGTTTATAGTCGTTACAGACTCTTATTTAAAGTCACAAAATTGTGACTATTCGGCACGATTGCCAAATCTCGTTGTTTTATTTAGTTTTTTTTAAAAAATCTCCATCTTTGAGGGTCTTTACTACGTGACAGTCAAGACAAAGAGTTTGTAGGTTTTTGGCAGTATTGTCGTTTTTATCTGCATTAATGTGGTCAACGTGTAACATCATTCGAGAATAAACACGCTTTTCGTCGTAAGGTAATTCCTGCAACCTTATATTTTTCATTGGATTGTGGCCACATACTACACATACATCTCCTTTGAAGAAAGTCCACATTCTATCTAATCGTGCGTTTCCGCCGTATTCACGCATGATAAGTTGATGCTCTCTGCAAACTGTCTGTGAACCCGGGCCTTGATATTCGGAAATGTGGTTATTGCAGTTGGATACTCTGCATATTTGCATAGGTGACTCTGCTTTTAATCTATCTTCAGCTGGGTTTCGACGTTTATTAAACGCAACTAACTTATCTGTATTTTTGAACATCAAGGTTAGTTATCGAATCATATGGTTACTGAGGTTATTTTTTATGAAATTTTAAGAATTATTATTAGCATAAATAAGATTAAGTATATTTAAGGAGTAAATTATGTCAGTATCATCATTGACTAGAATGACAGTACCATTGGCTACAGACCAATCAGGATCAAGCCAAGGCTTGTTAATGCCTAAGTTAAAGTATAGATTCCGTGTGGTTTTTGAAAACTTTGGAGTATCTACACCAAGAACTGAATTAACAAAACAAGTAATTGACTTTACCAGACCATCAGTAAGTTTTGATCCAATTGAGATCGACATCTATAACTCGCGTGTACGTTTAGCAGGTAAACATACTTGGGACGATATTAATGTTAACTTACGCGACGATGCTAGTGGCATGGTTTCTAAATTAGCTGGTGAGCAATTACAGAAGCAATTGGACTTCATGGAACAAGCAAGTGCCGCATCAGGTTCTGATTATAAATTTACCACACGTGTAGAAATTCTAGACGGTGGTAACGGAGCACATGAGCCTAATGTATTAGAAACTTGGGAAGTATATGGTTGTTATGTCGCTAATGTAAACTACGGTGATTTAAATTACGGTAGTTCAGAACCAGTTACGGTTGCAATGACACTTCGATTCGACAATGCAGTTCAAACACCAATTGGTAGCGGTGTTGGTTCAGATGTAGGTAGAAGTATCGGCGACAGCGTTTCGTAGCCTAACCCATTATGGGATTTGGTAGTTTCCTAAAATCATCACTAAAAGAACAACTAGGTAGTTGGGATGAGTTTAGTGATGGATTTAAAGAAGGGTTTTTTGGAAATGATTATTTCCGAGACTATAAACATGCCAGCAAAACATTTGTTGCTGATGGGCATGCTCTTGCGCCAACCAACAAATTCCTATTTCATGTTTACTTCACGCTAAACACAGCAGAAATACCATCATTAAGTAGAGCAATGGGCGGAGCCGAAGGCGCTTCGCGTATTGGTATGCTTGTAAAGACTGTAAAACTTCCTACTTTTAATTTTGAAGTGGAAGAAATGAATCAATACAATCGCAAACGATACATTCAAAAGAAAATTAATTACAGACCTGTAAGTCTTACATTCCACGACGACGGGAGTGACTCGGTACGCTCTATGTGGTACAACTACTACAGTTATTATTACGATGATCCAGGTTATGGGTACGATGGAAGAGGATCAAATAATCCCGGATATAATGATCGTGACATATACAATAATGGCAGAGTAGTTCATGATTGGGGATTTAGTGGAGAAGGACCAAACGGATATGATAAACCGGCATTTTTTAAAGATATTAAAATATATGGTCTAAACCGCGGAAACTTTACTTCATACACATTAATTAATCCAATTATTACTGATTGGGATCACGATACATTTGACTATAGTGCAGGTGGTGATGTAATGCAACATACCATGTCTATAAGTTACGAAACTGTTAAGTACGGTCGAGGTAAAGTTGGTTCTGAAGTTAAAGGCTTTGGTGATTCAGCAGTTTATGATACGAGTCCTAGTCCATTAAGAGCAGGGTCAACTGCTAGTTTATTTGGACGTGGTGGAATTTTAGATGCTGGGGGAAGCATATTAAATGATTTAGCATCTGGAAATATTTTAGGTGCTATTAGAACTGGTGGTTCTTTAAGAAATACACTTAAGGGTACAAATGTTAGTTCGTTAGTTGCATCTGAGTTAGTATCAGGTGCAATATCATTTGGAACGAACTATGTTTCAAGTGATAGGTCACGAGGAAATAGTAGTGGATTTTCAATACCATCATTGGGTTCAGGAATAAGTACAATTGTTGGTGGAGTGGGTAATGCAGTAACAGGATTATTTTCTGGTACTAACTTTGGCTCGTTAAATAATAGTTTAAGTAACTCAACGTATAACGTTACTAATGTGTTTGGCGGCACGTCGACAAGTATTAACCAGTTAGCACAACAAATGGCACCAGGAACAGAATTAAACTCAAACTACACCACAGTTTTTAATAATATGAAAACGACAATGGAACCAGGCATGGCAGTTATGGAAACACAGATGACAAGTTTTGCGGCAGATATAAATGCTAGTAACATTCCAAGTATTACGAATATAAACAGTATACCCAGTGCGGATAGTTTAAGACAGGTAGCAACTAATTTTTCTCCAGTATTGCAAAATGCATCTAGATCATTTGCACCTATCGCACAGGACATAGCCGCACAAATGAAAACAGTGACAGGATCTAACGAGTTTAAACAACTCACAAGTGATTTAAGAGACACAGCAGGAAACGTGTTTAGTAATGGAGTAAATATTAGCCAATGAATAGAAAATTAAATACTGATACATTTTATACAGATAGTGATGTTGGTATAGATTCCGAACAATACAATATCGTTGTTGGCTTCTTTAAAAAGGTAGCAACATCAAGTACTTCAGCAGATGCATTTACAGTTGATTTATTTAGAGTTGCGAAAAGTTTAGACGTTTCTGTTTTAACTCTACTTGAATCAATGCAAGATAAAGATAAAATTGGTGTATCTGAAATAATGGCATTTTACCTTAACCAAATCCGCTCACAAAGCGCATTACTTGGTGTTAGTAATGTTATTACACCTAACCCGCAAATTGCTAGGAATATCCTAACATAGTCGAATGGCTCGTTATTCACAAGGCCACTATAACCCTCGCAATCCAACCAAATATGTAGGAAAAGGTTCTATTACATACAGAAGTTCATGGGAATTAGCATTTATGAATTTTTGCGACAACAATGAACATGTAATGGAATGGGCAAGTGAGTCAATAAGAATTCCTTATCGAAACCCATTAACAGGAAAACAATCTATATATGTTCCTGATTTTTTGGTAATATACCAAAATAAGCACGGCAAGCGTGTTGCTGAATTAATTGAAATTAAACCAAAAAAGCAAAGTATGTTAACCGAAAAGTTAAATAGCAGGGAACGTGCTACAGTTGCTATTAATTATGCTAAATGGGAAGCGGCAATTGCTTGGGCAAAACGTAATCACATTGTTTTTAGAGTAATAACAGAAGATCAAATATTCAGGAAAGGAAATAAATGAATCCATTAAATGTATATACTGTGTCGGGCTACACTGGTATACACGGAACACAAATATGGGAATACTTTTATTCATATAAGCAATCACAATCGTATCCTAATTCACCCAGTATTGATATTGATTTTATTGAATTGGAATTACAAAATTTAACGAAACTACCAACAAATGCTTTGAACATTCTACAACTAGGCATGCCTAGTCTGTACTCAAGTAATATTCTTGAAGAAATAGAACATTTAGAGTTTGACTTAATTCTTCTTGATAATATGTTCGAGAATCTCGGAGTGGCATCCGATGAACTATTAACACAAGTTAGAAAACGAAAGAATACGTTTATGATTGTTGGTAGTTTTGTACATCCAGAACATCATCTTTATGACAAGTGCATTACTTTATCAGAAGATTGGTTAACCTGCAGGGAGTTGTACACAAACCCAAAAGTGTTCGTTAGTTATGATATCGTAAATTCTAATACAAAACCTAATAACTTACTATATATAGGTGGTGAATTAAGAACATATAGAAAGTTTATAATAGATTTAATGCATACTAATTCCATTCCTGTTATGCAAAACACTCATAATATCGTGTCTACAAAAAACACAATATTGGGGTCACAAGACGATCAAGAATTTGCGGATGTGTGTAATGAATTATATAATGTTATTAGCGTACATGAGGATAATAAATTTTACAATGAAATAGGGATTGGATTACCATGTCGGCCGTTTGGAAAAGGCCAAACTACAATTTCTTATTTGCTCATGCCTGAATATAACACTTACAAATGTATATTGTATTCAGAAGCATCGTTTATTAATAACGAGGTATTCCCCACGGAGAAAACTTGGAAATGTGTAATATCCAACGCACATTGGATAATGTTTGCAGGTAGGAACGCATATAAATTAATGGCCGACTTTGGTATACATAGTATATTAGAGTTAACTCCAGGAGGAATTGATTTCGACAACATAATAAATCACGCGGATAGATTTAAGAAACAAATAGAATCAGTTAAATACTTAGATGAGCATCCAGAGATATTTGATACAGATGAAGCAAGTGAAATATTAGAATTAAATTACAATGAATTCTTAACTGGGAACAAATTTATGATGCCGTTGATGAATAAGCTTAACAAAATACTAGAGAAATATTAATGACAAAGAAATTAGAAAGTTTATTTGACTTGCCTGAATCAAGAATCAGGCCAAATGAAGAAAGAATTGCAACCACTCCTGAAGAAATTACAGCAGTTATTGAAATGAGTAATCTTGAGAAAATTGAAAACGCATTAACAGCAGTTCGTGGATTAGAAGCAAGCGACGAAGAAATGGATAGCCTTGCCAGACAAGCAGTTGAAAGTTACAAAGACTTAATGGACCTAGGCATGAATGTTGAACCACGGCATGCTAGTGAAATATTTGGTGTTGCTGAACGTATGCTTAACAGTGCAATTACAGCAAAGAATGCAAAGGTCAATAAGAAACTTAAGATGATCGACTTGCAACTCAAGAAAGCAAAATTAGACCAAACTGATCCAGAACAAGTAGACGGTTCTTTTTCTAACAGTACATTGCTTGACAGAAACGAGTTATTGGACAGACTTATCAAAGGAACTGATGAATCTATTTCCGATGCAGAAGAAACTGGCAAATAGTATAAATACAGATAACATTTAATTACATACGGTAGGGAATTAGTATGAGAACATTACGAGATTATTTAATAGAGTCATCGCGACAATACGAGTACCGTATTAAGATTGCAGGTGAATTATCACAAGAACAAATTGAGAAGATGGAACAAGGCTTTGCGGCGTTTGATATGGTTAGTTTATCTGAACCAAAAAGAACACCAATTGAAAAGAATCCATTGGGCTTTGAAGGTATTAAGAACAAAGAAGTTAACATTTTAGATGCTAAATTCAATTACCCCGCAAGTACGGAGCAATTTGTGCAAATTTGTAAAGATGCAGGTATTGCAGGCAATAGTATTATTGTTGTTAATAAAGCATTTGACGATAGTATGGCAGACGAAGAAGCAAACAAAGACAGAACACCAGAAGATGGTTCTTTGTTAGATAGCGACTTACCTGCTGATATTCAAGCACAGGTAGATGCTAATAAAGACTACACTACACCGGGTAGTGAAAAGGATGTTATTAAGAACAGAGCAAAAACTGAGTATGAAATTGCTGGTGGAAAAACTCCAAAAGCAGTAACAACTAATGATTTGCCACAAAATAACACAAGCCCATTTAGTGGCGTTAAGTTACCTGACAGACCAAAGACTGGAGCAAAGTCGTGAACCTACAAGAAAGCATTAGAAGCGACTTAAACAAGATTAACGAAGCAGG